TATCTTATTCGTATTAATAATCAAACACTGTATAATAGATCTCGGTATACAAAGTCATTTTCTATGGGGTAAGACGCATAACAAAATAAATTATCTTGGCTGTCATAGTCACTACCTACATCATGCTATAGGAACATTCATAGCTTTTATACTATTCACAGATATTAAAACAGCACTACTAGCTACAGTAATAGACTACATAGTACATTGGCATGTTGACTTTACTAAACACAACATTAATACCCATTTAGATCTAACAAGAAAAGATAAGTTATATTGGTGGACAGCAACCATTGATCAACTTCTACATTTTTTAACTTACTATTTGTTAGTCATCTATCTAGTCTAGATAAATATACTGATAATAACGGAACTTTTTAAAAGATGGCTACAGTACAAATTTCACGCATACAACATAGACAAGGATTGTCGGAAAATTTACCTCAATTATCAGGTGGTGAATTTGGATGGAGTATTGACTCAAGACAATTATATATTGGTAATGGCACTATAGCAAACGGTGCTCCAGCAATTGGCAATACAGAGATACTAACTGAGTTCTCAGATATTGTTTCCTTAGCAGACACTTATACATACAAAGGCGAAGCGGCAGGTTATACGGTTAAAACAGGTGAACTAACAAGTACTCCAATAACGAGAACTTTACAAGGTAAGTTAGACGAATTTGTATCTGTTAAAGACTTTGGTGCGGTAGGTGACGGTGTCGCAAATGACACAGTCGCAATCAATAGAGCATTGTATGAACTATTTTGTAGAGAAGTAAATGCCGAAGTAAGACGCAGTTTATATTTTCCAGCAGGTACTTATTTGATATCAGACACTTTACTGATTCCTCCATATGCTAAATTGTGGGGCGAAGGTATGAACTCTACAGTGATTAAATTAGACGCTGACCCTGCAAGTACTATTGCTACATATATGGCAAGAACTACAGATAGTTTACAACAAACAGGAAGTAACATTGGTACTAATTCAGCAATAACTCCAAGAAATGTTGAAATATCAGCATTAACATTTGAGACAGCTGAAATTACTGATATATTTTTAGTTGAATCTATTGATCAAATGTATTTTGATTCAGTAGGTTTTATAGGACCATTAACAACTTCTGATTTAAATGTAGCAACTGACGATGTCAGCTGTGTTAGAACTAATGGAACTAGTGCAACTATTCCTCGTGGTGTAACTTTTGACAAGTGTGCTTTCACAAATATGACATACGCATTTAAAATTAATCAAAGAAGCCAAGGATGGTCAGTTAGTAATTCAAAATTTGAAACTTTATATAATGCTATTGTGTTAGGTGAAAGTCTAGTAGACGGTGGACCAAAAGGGTTCAGAGCAATTCATAATTTTTTCAATCAAATTTATGGTTCAGCAGTTGTGTATGATCTAGCTAGTACTTGTGCTACTGCTCATAATATATTCTTAAGCGATTGTGGTAATCAATTTGGAGCAAGTCCTCAGGTTCCAGTAATTGAGTTTAATGCTGACAACAATATATCTGTAGGCGATATGTTTGAACGTAGTGATGCTGAGTCGTTAGTATATCCAAGAATTAAAACAGGAACAACAACTTCAATTGCTTTTGATAACACTAAACAACTTCAATTAGGTAGTTATGTTCGTGAAAGTGGTGAGACTGCTACACTATCAGACAATACAGCAGTTGCAACTTCAGTGTTTACATTGGATAGCAGTGATGTATCAGCCTGGAGTTTAGATTATACAATTACTCGTGGCACAAATGTAAGACACGGTAAGATGGAAGTACGTAACGCTTCAACACCTGTTTACTCAGACGATTTTGTTGAAGATGCTTCAACAGGTGTTATTCTATCAGTGGCTAATACTGCTGGAACTACATATGCACTACAATATACAACCAGCAACACAGGCGCTGACGCTACATTAACTTACAGTTTATCGCAGTTGGGTTAGTATGTGGCCCGTTGGCTACGAAGAAACACTTCAGTCTTGGGTTCAGCTAAGACACGACTGTGAAAATAAACCTCTCAAAGAGCAACTTAACCAAATAGCAAAGTGGTGGGGACACGCACCACGTATTAATTACGCTATTCATTGGCAGGATAAAAAAAACTGGCCAACTCCGTGGGAACTTTTGGCAGAAAATAAGTACGATGAACTTGCTATTGCTCTAGGAATGTCATATACTGTATTAATGCTAAAAAATATAAATACCACCGTTGAGTTAGCCCACGCAAAGGACAACATAGCAAGTGACAATTATATAGTCCTAGTTGACGATCAGAAATATATACTTAATTATGACCCCTGGACAGCAGTAAATACCGAACAAATAAAATTTAAAATACTAGATTCAATAGACAATAATCAACTTCTTGAAAAGATAGGATAGAAATGGCAGATATAATCGTAACGAAGAGAGATGGAACTAAAGAACCACTAAACATTGAAAAATTACATAAGGTTGTGATGTGGGCCTGTGAAGGCATTACTGGTGTATCAGCCAGTGAAGTTGAAATTAAAAGTCACTTACAATTTTATAATGGAATTAAGACATCAGATATACAAGAAACAGTTATTAAATCAGCCGCAGATCTTATCACAGAAGACACTCCTAACTATCAGCATGTAGCAGGTCGATTAATTAGTTATCATATAAGAAAAGATGTGTACGCTCAGTTTGAACCTTGGCATATTACAAAATTAATTGATCAAAATATTGAGTTAGGATTATATGATCCTCACCTACTAGAAGATTATACAAAAGATGAATGGGAACAGATTAACAGTTATATTAAACATAGTAGAGACGAGATGTTGACTTATGTTGCTATGGAACAATTCCGCGGCAAGTATCTTGTACAGAACAGAGTAACAGGTGAGATATACGAAAGTCCACAAATGACATACATGTTAATTGCGGCTACATTGTTTTCTAGCTATGGTAAGAGTTATAGATTACAATATGTTAAAGATTACTATGATGCTATTTCAACACACCAAATATCACTACCCACTCCTGTAATGGCTGGCGTAAGAACTAGCCAAAGACAGTTTTCAAGTTGCGTACTTATTGAAACAGATGATTCACTAGATTCAATCAATGCTACATCATCAAGTATTGTAAGATATGTTTCACAGAAAGCAGGTATAGGGATTAATGCTGGACGCATTCGTGCTATTAAATCACCAATTAGAAAAGGTGATGCTTATCACACAGGTGTTATTCCATTCTTTAAGTTATTTCAAGCGGCTACACGATCATGTTCGCAAGGTGGTGTTAGAAATGGTGCGGCAACATTGTACTATCCAATATGGCATTTAGAAGCAGAAGACTTGTTAGTGCTTAAAAATAACAAAGGTACAGACGATAACCGTGTTAGACATATGGACTATGGTATACAGTTTAATAAACTAATGTATGAAAGACTGTTGTCAGGCGGAGATATAACTTTATTCTCACCACATGATGTGCCAGGCATGTATGATGCGTTCTTTCAAGATCAAGAAAAATTTAAAGAGCTATACGAAACAGCAGAACGTAATACTCGCATACGTAAAAAAACAATTAAAGCAATTGATCTATTTGGACAGTTTATTCAAGAGCGTAAAGATACAGGACGTATATACTTAATGAACGTTGACCATGCTAACACACACAGTTCATTTGATACGTCAGTTGCGCCAATTAGACAATCAAACTTATGTTGTGAAATTGACTTACCAACAAAACCATTGAATGATATCAATGATCCAGAAGGTGAAATAGCTCTTTGTACGCTGTCAGCTATCAATTGGGGTGTGTTCAGACAGCCCGAAGACATGGAAAAGGCGTGTAGGCTTGCTGTGCGAGGATTAGACGCCCTCTTAACGTATCAGAACTATCCAGTACTAGCGGCAAGAATGAGTACAGAAAATAGAAGACCGTTAGGTGTTGGTATTATTAACTTTGCTTATTGGTTAGCAAAAAATGACTTAACGTACACAGGAGAAGAAGCGTTGCCTGAAGTTGATCGCTGGGCACAGCATTGGTCATATTATTTGATTAAAGCATCAGCAGACCTAGCAGAAGAGTATGGAGCATGTCCTAAGTCAAACGAAACCAAGTACCATGATGGTATACTACCTGTTGATACTTATAAAAAAGAAGTTGATGAACTAGTTCCACATAAAGATCATGTTGATTGGAAAGGTTTGCGTAAACAACTTAAGACTACAGGTATACGTAATTCAACGCTAATGGCATTAATGCCAGCAGAAACATCTGCACAGATTAGTAATTCAACAAATGGTGTAGAACCACCTAGAAGTTATATATCAGTTAAACAAAGTAAACACGGTGCGTTAACACAGGTAGTCCCTGAATACAGACGCCTTAAAAACAAGTATGAGCTACTATGGGATCAGAAGTCACCGGCGGGTTATCTAAAAATTATGGCCATTCTCCAGAAGTATATTGATCAAGGAATTTCGGTAAATACTTCTTACAATCCACAGCATTATGAAGACGATAAAGTATCAATGAGTGACCTACTCAAGCACATTGTAATGTTTTATAAGTATGGCGGCAAACAACTTTATTACAATAATACCTATGACGGGCAGGGTGAAATAGACATTGATCGTGATGTTGCTGATTCAGTAGAAGACACAGATTCAATTGATTATGAAGAAGACTGTGATAGTTGTAAAATTTAAGTCAGGGACAATGTACAAATGGGTGTATTAAATAAGAATAGCAAGAATCATCTGAAAGCCAATGCGTTTTTAGATAAAAGTGGTGGGCACGGTATCCAACGTTATGATACTGTCAAGTACAGACAATTTGAAAAACTAACTGATAGACAATTAAGTTTCTTTTGGCGTCCTGAGGAAGTTGACGTAATGCGTGACTCCAAAGACTTTAAAGACTTAACACCATATGAACAACACATTTTTACATCAAACTTAAAAAGACAGATTGTACTTGACTCAGTACAAGGACGTTCACCTAATTTAGCACTACTACCGTTAGCAACTATACCAGAGATTGAAACATGGATTGAAACTTGGGCGTTCAATGAAACTATTCATTCACGTTCATACACACATATTATTAGAAACGTGTATGCTGATCCATCAAAAGTATTTGATAGCTTAATGGACATGGAAGAAATTGCAAACTGTGGTACAGATATTTCCAAGTACTATGATGACTTAATTGAATATCATAGAATGTATGAATATTTAGGTGCAGGCGAACACACAGTCAATGGCAAAAAAGTCATAGTTGATGAGTACGAACTTAAACGTCGTTTATGGTTATGTATTAATTCAGTAAACGTATTAGAAGGTATTCGCTTTTATGTTTCTTTTGCTTGTTCATGGGCATTTGCTGAACTTAAGAAAATGGAAGGCAATGCTAAGATCATTAAACTGATTGCTAGAGATGAAAACATTCATTTAGCAAGTTCACAACACTTACTAAAAATGTTACCACAAGACGACAAAGACTTTATTAAGATTAAAAAAGAGTGTGAACAAGAAGTAATACAAATGTTTAAGTCGGCTGTTGAACAAGAAGAAGCTTGGGCAAAGTATTTGTTCCAAGATGGTTCGATGATTGGTCTTAACGAGTCGTTACTCTGTGATTACATTGAATGGATTGCTAATAAGCGTATGGGTACACTAGGTTTAGAATCACCATATAAAGGTGGATCAAATCCTTTACCATGGACACAGAAATGGATATCAGGTGGGGAAGTACAGGTAGCACCACAAGAAACAGAAATTAGCAGTTACACCATTGGCGCAGTTAAACAAGATGTAGATCAAGACACATTGAAAGGATTTAGTTTATAATGCTCACAGTATATTCAAAACCAGCCTGTCCTTTTTGCGACAAGGCTAAAAATTTATTAGAAACTAAAGGTATAGAGTTTGAAGTAGTAGACATATCAAAAGATTCAGCTTCAAGAGATTTTCTAGTTGAATCAGGATACAGAACAGTTCCACAGATATTCAAGGGTAGTGAATTATTTGTCGAAGGTGGATTTCACGGATTAAGTAAATTAACAGACGAAGACATAAACACTAAACTAGGATAAAAATGGACATAACAAAAGATCAAATATACACATTCAAAATAAACTCAGGTGAAGAAATGGTAACAAAGGTGTTAGAAGTTGGTGACACACATTACCTCATTGAGAAACCTGTATCAATCGCTCCTGGACAACAAGGCATGCAAATGATTCCTAGTGCGTTTACTATGGAAATGGAAAAACCAGTGAGGCTAAATAATAGTGCAGTTACAATGGTTTTTGAAACTAATCCAGAAGTACAAGCTAGCTATAAAACAGCAACAAGTGGGATAGTTCAACCGCCAGAAAAGAAAATACTTAAAGGGTAATACAAATGCCAGGAGTTGTGCGTACAGGTGATATCAACAGTGCAGGCGGAGCCGCCACAAGAGGTAGCTCATCTGTTCTTGTTAATGGTAGAGGAATAGTTTTTCCAGGTAGTTCTGTAAGTCCTCATCCTTGCTGTGGCTCCGACGGATGTCATGCACACTGTGCGGCCACTGTAGTTGGACCTGGAAGTTCAACAGTGATATGTGAAAATAAGCCAGTGATACGTCAAGGTGATTCCGATAGCTGTGGTCATTCAAGACAAACAGGTAGTTCTAACGTGATCTGTGGGTAAATAGAGATGGCGTGTGGTGGAACACTGACAGCAATGACAATGACAGCAGGCGCAAGTCTGCTGAGTGGTTCAGGAACAGGATTAACTAAATCTCTTGGATTAGACAGTGCTATCACAAAAACTTCTACAAGTTTCTCAGGTTTTGGTACAATAACAGAAGCTATAAGTGCCGCTGACGGCGCTGGAGGTGCTGGTTTAGTTAGTATGGGAGGACTATCTTTCCCAGGCATTGGCAATGCTGTCCCCACTGAATTTCAAAGCAGTCTAGGTAATGCCACTGGCATGACAGGTCTAATTAACTCAAAAGCAGATGCCATTATGGGTTCTGATCTAGGAGTATTTACACAACATTTTAATTCCGCTGACGGGTTAGTCGCAGGATCCAATCAATTTATAACTTCGTTGTCATCTTTTGAGGGAGAAACGTTTAGCTCTTATTCTCAAAATTCTTTAATGACTAGTGCATTTGCAGATAATAATTTAGCATTATCTGATTATGGTGCAGATCTAGTAGACATGGGTAACATTGTTGATCTAAATGATTTAAATAATTTAGGAAATCCATTGAGCTTGGTTAAAAATTTAAGTCAACAAGCAGGCGGTATTGCTGTTTTAAACAAACCTTTACAAGACGAAGGTATAAATCCAGACGCACTTAATACGTTAGTTACTTCAACTGATGTTAGTGCAGTAACGAATGAAACAGTTGGTAGCAGTTTAGGTTCCGGTGGGCTTGCAAGAGTTGACGCTGGCGGAACAGGTCTACCTAGTCTAACTAGCACAACAGCATCTACTGACTCTGGACTTATGAGTACTGTATACAAAGCTATGGGTAATGTGACTGACGAAGATTTAGATCAAGTACAAGCAATATTAGGAAGTGACATCAAAGGATTAACATCAATGCAAGATATGTTAGACCCTAGTAAAATAATGCCACGTAGTTATCCTAGTATGACTTCAATAGCACCTACGGGTAAATTAACTAAGGTTTATACATAATGGCAAGTCTCAACTCATCTTTTAACGGATTAGGCAATGACCTTTATACAGCATTACCTGAGGATGTCGCAGATGCCAACAAAGCATTAGCAAGAGCACTAGGACAGATTAAAAATGTATTTGACCTATCACCTGGACAATTAGGACAAGCGGCCGCAACACTTGAAACAACCAAAGGATTAGATTTAATTAATAGTTCAGGCGGATTAGATCAGGATGTAATTGATTTTTACAAAACCGATCTAGCCACTGGTAGTGGTAAAAACGGTGAATTATTATTAACTGATGTGATAGGAACTGCGGCTGGTTGGGTGCATGAAGATGAACTTAACAATGAAGCAGACAGATTAAAAATTCTCAATGACTTAGGAGAGCTTGATGATTTACAAGCATGGCCTACACCTAAAGCATATAACAGTTCGGGTAACGGTTTATACACAGTGCTATGGTATCATTGGGTAGAAAATGCTTACTACACTCCTTTTAGTGATTATTCACAAGTTGATCCAGTAACTGGTGTACCTCCTTTAATAATACCACGGTGGACTATACCAGCTGGAATAACATTAACTAGCAGTGTAGCAGGAACATATAGCTCAAAATTGTTACTCAGTGATGCTGTTGTTGGATTAGTTAATACTGAAATACAACGTATTGCTAACAAATATCCTTTACAGGCTACTCAAAGTGTTACTGCATTTACAAATATGGGTAATCAAATGGTAAAAGAAAAAACTAATCAAGCGTCTGCAGGCATTATTCCAGCAAACACACAGACAGGAACTAAGACACCTGTTCAGGGATTAGTTAGTAACTTGCATAGTATAGGTCAAGACACTAGTCTAGGTGGAAGTGCCTATGTGTTAGAAAAACTTGCTGACACCAGAATCAAAGGTGGTCAGGCAGTAATTGCATCAATGCGTGAAGGACGTAACATACAGCGACTAGCTGAGTATGGAATTCCTACATCGTTATTTGCAAACTCAACAACAAAAACAACAGAGCAAGCTCAATTGCTTAAATCAACATATACAGTTGATGAAGCAAAGTCAAATACAGACTAATAACTGTTGACATCAAATATACAGACTGTATAATATTTTTATGAAATACTTTTCCTATGCTTTAACCACAGATGAATTTACAATGACAGACGTTTGTGCTGATGCTGTTAGATATGGCCCCAGTACTTTAAACAGTTATGAATTACGATTTGCCGGACAAGCAGATATCATTCCTAACATTAACGCAAAGGTAGAAGGTATCCTATGGGATATACCTGAAGAGTATATAGATATGGTTACCGCTGTAGAAAGACATCAAACAAAGAAACAAATCATAGTATCATATGGTAAAGAAACTGTGAGAGCGTGGACATCACAAAGAAAGCTATACACTAGACCAAACGTACCAACTTGGCAGTATTGGGAAAAGTTAGAAGATGCTTACTACCAACAAGGCTTACCGGTCCAACAAATAGTAACAGCCATTGATGAAATAGAAAAGTTTTACGATACAGGATTTAAGTTATAAATTAGTTGACCAAAAAATTAAAAGACGTTATAATAGTGTTACTTTAAAGCAGTAAATAGTTGAACGGAAAGGAGAATAGTTGATGAAGTTATCAAGGAAGGTACTATACGCAATACTAGTCGTGTTAATAGCAGGTATATATTTGCAACTAACACAACAAGCTGAACAAGAAAAAGTTGCTTCAACAGACCAGATTTTAAAAAACATTGAGCAGAAAAAACAAGAACTTGTACTCAAACAAGAATTAATAGCTCAATTAGA